GGAAATATCTCGGCGTGCATCTTTTAAAATCGTTTTCATTCATGCACATCTCGCCAAACGCTATGCGCTCAATTATTAACCAAGTCAGCGGCGCGCCTTCGCCCTTGGCTTTTACTTTCCCCCTGCTTCGTCAGATTTAAAAAACTCGCTTGCGCCTTCGCTAAATCCTGTAATCGCTGGAAGCAAGTCCGTAAATCTCTGCACCTGTCTGCCGATATCGGCCAATAAAATAAACGGCTTAGGCTGCCCGTTGCACTCAGCCGCTTCGTTAATACCATGGTAAGCGCATAGTAATCCAAAATCTAGCTGCTTTAATAAATCGCCACTTGTCTGCAACTCCGCAAACGTTTCCATCCCAGCGTCGAACATAATAGCCTTTAGGCTGTTCATGTTAAACGTCATCGGGTAAATCTTATCTTTTAGTTTAATTTCCATGTTGCAAATATAACACAAAAGCCCGCTTTTTAGGCGGGCGATTGCTCATTATGAAAACCAACCAAAATTAGATTGTGCCTACTGTCAACGCTCCAGTACCTTGGATAGTAGCTGTAAACGTTGCTTTGTCGTTATTAGGAGCGGTTAAATTTAAGTTGCTGAAAAAAGCCGCGCCGCTCAATTTAATGTCACCGGAAACGTTAGAAGTCATTACAATGGTAACGGAAGTTCCAGCGGTTAAATCGGTGATCACGTCTTTCCAAGACAATGCACCTGCACCCACTGAGCCGTCCTCTTCAAAAATACCTTCAACGCTTAGCGTGTAGCCTTTTTCGCCAACAATAAATTCTTTCCAGCCTGCGCTGTCTTTGTTGGTTACGTCTATCATGTCCGATGTAATATCGAAGCTGTTAGAAGTAGCGTTTGCAATTTTGGTTAGTGTTCCTGATATGTCCTTGTAAATGGCTATCAGCGTTCCGTTAACTGGTCCTGTAGTTGGCATGATTATTTTAAATTATATTTTTCCGCTAATTTAGTTACTTTTTCTGTCAATCCTTTTTTTATGCCGTTAACAATTGCTTGCCTGTTCTTATCCAGCGCAGGCCGCATAAATGGCTTAGGTATCAATTCACCTGTATAACGGCCCGTAGATTTTTGGATTCGTGGCTCGGTGCCAAACTCAAACATCACGCCCAAATAATGGTTATAGTAATTTTTACGCAACCCAATCAATACTGTGTTTTTAAACTTGCTATCTTTGGATGTTATAAAGCCAATCGAGTCGCGCATGTCGCCGCTTTCCACAGGTGCCAACGCCTTGGCGTCATCAATAACGCGCTGCCCTTCTTTTTTCAAGGTATCCTGCAATTGAATTTCTGCGCCTGCCTTGCGTAGGTCGTCAATCAATTTGGCCAACCCTTTAACGTCATTCACTTAATTCAGTTTGAATTTTTAAGTACATGCGGCGAGTTTGTTCCTGCAGATTAAGGATATTAAAATAACGATCGTTCCAACTCACTCGATGCTTAACATCTATAGCCGCGTCATATCTAACAGTAAAGTCAACGATTTGTTTGTGTTCGCGCCTATCGCCGTTCACCTGTTCAATCCCCACAGGAGCCTCGGTTACTTTAGCCCAAGCAGTTCCGTAGGTTGTCCACGTCTGTAGTTTCTCTCCTGTGTTGCTGTCCGTTGTAGTTGTGTAACTCTGCAACGAAATAAGTTCGTCAAAAGCCCCGGCGTTCATATGAATTGCATTGCTCTATAGGGTTGCAATAAAAACTCCATGCCGTACTCCATTTGCGCCTGAATAGTTCCCGTTACAATAGCCTGCCTATTATCGTACATCTGCCCCACTAACAGCAACGCGGCAAATTTAATAGCTTGCGGAAACAATAATCCTGCATCCACGCCCGTAGCCGTAGCAAGTTCAAAGCCCTCGGTAACCGTTACCAGGTATTTCGTTACGTCATCGGTTGTGCTGCTCGGTGCGCTGGTTATAAATATGGTGCGGCCGTAAGTACCCAACGGCTGAGGCGATACAATATAATCGTTAAACGCCTGCGCTGTGTTATTGTCATCAACATATTGAACACTTGTTAAGCTAATTACTCTTGAAGGAATCCGTAATAAATTACCCACTGGCTGCTCGGTGCCGTTAACGGGATTCATAATAGCAGGCTGTCCCACCAATGAATCAAACCCATACTGCACGCTTGCCTTACGCACGCTATACCCTAAATACTGCCCACAGGCATCTATTGCCATAGATAGCAAATTACTAATATAGGTGTCGTCCGCCGTTGACGTTACGCGCAAATGCTGTTTGGCTTCCGCAAGCGATACGTAATCGGTGGCCGCGTGGCTGTAACTTATTATGCGTTTTCCGGTGATCATTAGTCGCCTTCCTCAGGGTTAATTGGTTTTACTTTTTTCGGTTTGGCCTCTTCCACTACAGCCTCGGCATCTCCTACCTCGATTAATAGCTCGGCCTGTTTTTGTTCTAATTCCACAACCTCCCCGGCATTGTAAGACAAATTCCATTTACCTGTCGGGTTAATCAAAAATTTAACTTTCATAATTAGCGGCTAGTGCTGAGAATTAACCAACACTAGCCCACGCGGATAACGAGCCGCGCCCCGTTATAATTAGGCTACAATATCCTTACAAACTGCAAACGCAGCAGGCTGCAATAAGTTGCAATCCATGTAAGCGTTCAACACTACGTTGGTCAATCCAGCAGTTGCACCGCTATAAGGATCAACAGTCAACTCCATACCACCCCAAGAAGCTAAAGCCATCTTAGAGAAATCTCCAAAAATAGCAGCGCTCAAGGTGCTTGAAGTACCTTTGCTCAAGTTGCTAGGAACCAAAGTCGAAACAGCTACAGGGTAACCGTTCAACTCGGAACCGCCTGCAGGCCAAATGAAATTACCTTCTACGCCGCTTGATTGACGTGGAGTAGTTTGCAATTTAGCCTTAACAAGTGGGTTAGTCAAATAAGCAACTCCATCGCCGTTGGCGTTTTCAACTGCCTTCATCAAGTTAACAACGTCAGCCCAAACAGGTGCAGCACCGTTGGCGTTGGTTGAATTTGAAGTAGCTCCACCTGCAAACACAACGTTAACGTTGCTGTTAGCAATAATACCTGTTGGCTCGTTAGAACCACCGCCCTTAATAGCAGCAGCTTCCAAGCTTTGAGCCATAGCCTGCAATAACCAGTTACGAACGTAAGCGTCGATGCTGTTGCTTGACTGTAACATTAACTGATTTGACACTTGAATGTAAGCAGCCAAACGCTTGGGGCTGAAAGTTACCTTAGAGAAAGCAGGGCTTTTCTCGGTAGCTGTTCCGTTTTCAGTATTCCATCCAGCGGAAGGCAAAGTGCTAGCAGTTGGTAAATCCAAGTTGCCAACCAAGTTGCTCAATTGCTGAACGCCCAACCCGCGCAATACGGTCTTAGGAAGCAACACGTCAATAATTGAACCTACTGAAGTTTGAATATTTACTCCACCCTCAGAACCTGAAGTCCCACCGGTTGCAGTCATGTCACGCTTGAAAACCTCGGAAGGAATTTTAACGGAATGAGCAGAAACAGAAACACCACTACGCTGATATTCTTCAGCAGCGATTGCGTTAAACTCGCCTTCGATACCATCGCGACGACCGCTAATAGCCATCTCCATAGCACGCTTAAAGCTATACTGCTCCTTCATTTTTGACTTCTCCTTTTCTTCGCTACGGCTTGCGCTGTTACCAGCAGCCTGAGCGGCAAGGGTTTGCAACTTTTCCAACTTCTCAACCTCGGAAGCGATAGCCGATAAACGTGCTTCGATTTCAGATAATCTAGAAGTTTCTTTTTCGCTCATGCTGCGAGCTTCGCGCTCGATAACATTCTGCAAGCCAGCTAACTCGTCTAACAAGCTGCCGCGCTCTTCTTTCAATGCTTTGATATTTTTCATGTTTTAGTAATTTTTGTAACGGATTGCAATCAATTTTATTATATCCACGTCCGCCTTAGATTGCTCGGCGTCGCTTATCTGTCTTTCTTCGTCGCGCATTTTCAAAATACTACGCGCATCAGCTTCGGTGTCCTCGTATGCTGGATATGTCACAGGGCTAACGTCAAATAAATCTTCGATAACGTTCACCACGCGCTTACCCATTGTTCCGTACTTTTCAGATTCTGTCCAAGTTTGCTCACGGATTGTAAAGGCAAAGCTTGACTGCGTAATATCGCCGCGCATAATTGAACGCACAACGCTTACGTGTGTGGGGTTTTCGTAATCAGGAATCCAAGTGTACTCCAAATTTCCCTGAGCGTTTACAAAAACTTTGCAAGTGTTCGCCTTGGTGCGGCCTAATATTAATTCGCTCTCATGATTGAATAAGCAGCGAATGTCGTAATCTTTTTGCAGCGCGTAATCAAACGCCCCTGGTGCGATTACTTCCTCAAAATATCCTAGATCCGTAACGCTATTAACAACCGCAGCAATGCCGCCCAATTCCTTGGGCATTGCATCGCCTTCGGTTCTATATTCAATCGTTCCGGTTATCGTTCTTTTTTCAATCATGCTTGTGTATTATTATTGTCACCCGTTGGGTTATTATTGTTCAATGCCTTGTTTGTTAGGTTAATTATCTTAGCTTCCATGTATTCGTCCATTCTGTCCGCTGGTATTAAGTTTGCTTCCACCATGTACCCTGCGCCATCGGTGTAACCGTTCATATCTTCCCACATGCGAGCCTCGTTAGGCGATAACCATCCACCTCGGATACCTTTGTTATAAAAGTCCGCGCGATCGTTTGCCGTGGCTCTCAACAGCGAATTAAAATTAAACTTGAAATACATCGTAGGCTTATCTTGTTCAGTCAACAGCTTGCGCCCCATTTCCTGTTCGATATTAATCGCATAAGCTAACAGCGTGCGCGCATAGAAATCCTGAAATTCCTGCTCAACGGACGACTTAACGCCGCCATCGTTGGCGCCAATCATAGACGAAGGCACGCCAAACATGCGAGCAATTTCCTGCGCTGAGAATTTACGCTGCTCAATATACTGCGCTTCCTCAGGCGACAAACTCAAGCGCTCCATTTTTACGCCGTTCGGCAATACGGTGCTGCGCGCTTGGCCGTTAATAACGTCATCCAAACTATTCTTTAACGCGCTGGCCTGTTCGGGTTTTATCATTGCGTCGCTAGTAAGCAAAAATTTCAATATCCCGTTTTTATAAACGCTAGCGCTGGAACCAATAGCGGCTAAATCAATACCCAAACTCTCGGCATGCACTTGAATAGGATTTTTACCTTTCAATGGGTTATCAGTACAAAGGCCTTTAAAGTGCAGCATATCCGTTGCCGGAATCATGCCGGGAAATCCCTTGGCGTTCACTTTATAAAACAGCTGCCCGTCTTCCATAATTGGCTCGACAAACTCGCTGCGTATTGGGTGCAATTCGATTGCGATAAATCTAGCGTCACGGTTTATAAACGCATAAGCGTTGCCCTTCAATACCAACTGCCCCACCATGTATTTGATAAAATCAAACTTAGTTTGGTAGCTGTTAGGATCATTTAACAAAGCCGCCGCGTAATTATTTGTAATCTGTATTTTCTCGCCGTTGCTGTCGCTGTAAATTTTCAAGCTTAGCCCGGCAATTCCGTCGGCAATAACACGAACACAAGCGTGAACGCTGCTAATACTTAGCGCAGTTTGTTCGTTAACGGCCTGCCCTGATTTCGTTTGAATACCAAATATATTGCTTAGTGTATTAACTAACCAGTCAGGCGGCGCCGATAAACTGCTCCGCTTTTCTGTCCTAAATTTTGGCCATAGCCTTAATTGCATAGTTACAAATTAAATTTAAATTATTCACTTATCGGTTAACAACGTTTGTTTATTTTCATCCACCGGCATAATACCACCCTGAACGTGGCATAGTTCGCGTAGCGGTTGCGCCCGAACGTTTTCATATACTGCCGCTCAATTTCTTCAAACGCTTTCTCATAAGTCGGCCAATTTGGTAGCTCTGCATAGTAAGCTTTTACATATTCATCGATATAAATCAATTCGGGCCTCACAGTTGAACAAACCAA